ACGTAGTCCTGCCCATTCATTATCAGTCTCTGCTGTTACGTTCATTAGGTTATCTATTACGATCAGCTCTGGAGCCTGTCCGTATAGTTCAACGTATGCTCGTATCTCTAACTCAAGATCATCAATAGATGGTGATGAATCAAAGACCCACTTGATGTGGCTTAACTTCTCAAAGCGTGAGTCGTAGTAATGACTATCCTTTGCTAAGTTACCTTCAACAGAGATCTGTGAGTGACCGCTAACGTGGGCTGCTGCCCTCATCATTACGGTTGTTGTGTCAGTATCAGCTGAGAAGAAAAGCGTAGGCACCTTTGCTTTGATTGCGTAAACCAATGCGAACATTGACTTACCAGCATTAGGTGCTGCGGCAACCATACATACTTGCCCACGCCTGAACTTGATCTCTTTGGCCGCGAGGCCTGCCCATACATCCGGTAGGGGAGTGGCTCTAGTGAGCACACCACCCCAAGCACGGGAAAGATCAAGCACGTCTATCTCCTTCAAGGAATATATTCTGTTGTCTGCGGATTTCTTTACGATCCTTCGGTGAAAGACCGCCCCACATACCCCAGGCTTCTTTCCTTAAACCCCATTCGGCGCACTCGACTTTATGGATACATCTATTACATATTGACTTAGCGAAGTTGTAATCATTGATTACCTTTAACTCATTATCGTCAACATCTTTTTCCGCAAACCAAAAATCACCGCCGACTTCGGCACAACTGGGAGCTTCATAATCTTTTGGCTCCCGCATTTGTTATCTAATCCAGATAGTGTCGCACTTATCAAGTGCGCCCTTTGGAGTTGGACACATCCAACCCTGCCAAGGACCCTTGGCCGATACGCCTGTCTTGTAACTCATAGGGCCGTGCTTACAGGTATTACCGGCAGCTGCTGGTGCTGAAGTAACTGCTGGTGCTGCTACTGGAGCAGCGTTGAACTGTGCTGCGATACCAGCAACTGTTGGGGAAACAGCAGCTGGTGCTACTGATCCTTGTGTTAGTTCTTTACCAGTAGTAATAATGTTCAATGCGTTCATTGAGATATCAGCAAGTCCTGCTTCTAGTTCACGCACATCAGATGCGTAAAGATTGATAAGTGTTCCATCAGCTAACTTGTAGTTGACTTGGAACTTTGTTCCTTCTGTAGCCATTTAGTTACCTCCAACTTGTTTAACAGATAAGCGCTGACTTTCAGCACTTACCTTCTTAGGTACGAAACCTAATAGTTTTTCTACCTCGCTACTATCAACGGTCTCACGACCTTTAATAGTTGACCAACTTACTTCGATACCACTTTGCGTAGTACCTAGTAAACCTACAAAGGATTCTTTCAGAGAATCTTGTTGCTTCTCTAGCTCCTTTATTGCTTGCCCTAACTGTAAGTACAGCAGTGCGTTCTTGTCAACCTCCGCATCATCAATGATTACATCACTGACTGCGGTACGTTCTTTTTTTAGACCATCGCATCCCATCTCACCAGATGCGTCATAGAACTGGCAGTAATGCTGGCAGTAACTAGCATCCTTTTCCGGTGCTGGGAGTTCCTTTGATTCTTTAACAGTTGCGAGCCAACCGAGTGCCTCTAGTGCTACAGATTCGTCATAGGCTTCTGTGTGTACCTTGACGTCTCTTTCATCACCGTCCCTAGCAATCGCTACTAGCGATACTCGGTTGACTTCGTAACCGTTTTTGGATAGGAGATACCCATATAGCTGTACCTGCCAACGCTGTTGCTTTGACGGGAAGTAACTAAGGTTCTTTAACTTAGAAGTCTTCCAGTCAATAACATCGCCAGTCTCTGGTACAAATAAATCTACGTGCGCTTTCATTCCATCGTGCTCAACTTCAGCTTCGATCATTAACTTATCGTTATCGGCTAAGGCCTTCTCGATCTCTGCGTGGATAGCAGTACCCATAATGGCAGCGAGCTTTAGTTGATTATCATTTGTTTCAGGTTGTTCATTCAACCGGTACCAAACTCTACGACGGCAACCACCAATCTCTGATGGTCCTATCTGTACCTGTGTTGATCGAGACTTCTTAGCATCAGCAGCGCGGAGCGCTGTTAGTAATAGATCCTTTGGGTCAGTCATTGCTAACGCCTCCTATAGCTTTTCTTGTACCACCAACTGTAAGGGCTTACCAGTATTGGAGTCAAGGACTGAAGCTATCTCAACAGCACGACGGGCGTGTCGCTTGATGTAATCTAATTCCATATCAGACTTGCGGATTGAATACAAGTAGCCAAGAGCAAGCTGCCCACCACTACCAATGCCATAAGTTCCGTGATCTGTTTGGAAAAAAGAGAGATCACAAGCAACCCTAAAGATGTTACCGTTAAAAGCAAAGAGATAATCGAAGCCGCCATCTTTGTCCACCTTATTCCACTCGTAGTTGTTTTCGTTAAAGGCCGTGATGATACTAGGTATCACCTTGGCACCCATATAAGTTACTGGATTCTCACCGCGATAGGCAGGTGGTTTCCAATTGTAGGTGAGTATATCTCCTGGGCGTATATCGCCGGAAATGCCTATTAGAAACTTTCCCACCTCGACGATCTTGGGTGTACTGGTCGAAGTACTTACTAGGTTGTCTTCTGTGATCTGCGAGTCAGCGCAGAGCACGGCGTAATAGTCCGTTTGTATAGCTGAGATCGTAGTCATACTGGAATTGTACTAGAGATCGGCGTGTCTTACCAGAGACACGCTACTGGTTTGGCTACAATATGAGCCGTGAGGCGAATTAAACAGGGTGTGCGCCCCCTTGCGGGGCGCGACAGGGGTACTACAGGGCTACTGCGCTGGCTCCGTCTACCAACCCTGTCAAGAAACTCTGACAGTTTACCAGAGAAGTTTGGTTCAGATCTCCGAGAGCTAGGCCCAGTACACGTCTGTCCCTGTGGCTCCCAAGTCTTTAGCATTATGGCCTCCTTCGAGGACAACGAAATGGTCTGGTATTTTCTTGACGGAACCTGTGTTAGCTGTGGTAATCTAGTAACAGTTCCGTGTCCTGCTGATGCGGAATAGGGAGCAGATCTCCCGCAACGAGTGCTGATCCTGGGTACGATGTTAAACTGCCCAACTTTTAGGCAACAAAAAATAGGCCCCCACTCCGGTTAAGGAGCAGGGGCCTTTGCCTCGCGTTGCTATGGGTTACTTAGACCCACGACCAAACTCTGCGGCTTTTGGATCTAATGCTTTTAGCAGTGGACCTGCGATAGCAGCGATACCAGCTGTTGCTAGCGCCTTTGGGTCTGTCACACCGGCAAGATATAGGGCGATTACAGATGCAATTCCCGCACGTAAATATGTAGCGATCATTGCTTTTAGTTTCTTATCCATTAGTTCTCCTTCTGAGATGGGACTTCTTTCTTCTTAGGTAAAGGCTTAGATACCTTAGCCTTTACCTTAGAAATCACCGTCAACTCCCCTAACCAGGGGAACCAAGGTGAAGTATCGTTGCCGTGCTTATCGTTAATAGATATATGTAGATGCTTGTTGTGTTTATTGCTACCGGTGTATTCACGGTCTCCTTCATTAGCACGATCCTTAGACCAGATCTTGCCTTGGAAGATCAAGTACTTAACGCGCTTGTCTGCCTTTAGGTACTGGAAGATCTTCTTACAATCAATACCGCCTAGCGGATCGTGGGTTAAATCCACTGCGTAACCAGTATTGTGATCGCTGGTAGGGCTAGCAGCTATATGTGCTCTGCTTGGTAGCAGTCCGTCGCTAGCTTTCTTCCGCTTCGGACAGTGTGCTGTCGCTTGTCGCAGGACAGCAATAGCGGCAGGTGTGGCTCGTTTGGCAATCATCGCAGACATCGTTACTCATTTCTTTTGTATCATCATCTGATATAGGATTTCAACTTTTTCTTCCAGCCGAATGACGGAATCTTTTAGGCTTGATCCACTATTGGGTTTAAGTTCTGCTAGGTAGTGCTTAACTAACCAGCGAACAGCTGTAGCAAAAGCACCAACAATTGTAGTTACTGCTATGGCTAAGGTTGCGTAGTCTTGTGCCTGCATCACACGCTCCGGATAGTTACTAGAAGCAAGCCACCGAAACCGGAGAATCGCTTATCTGTTGGGGTCTTGTTGATGAAGTCCATCTCCTCGATGAGTCCAATATAAGACTCACCAGTTCTGAAGTCTTCGACTCTGATGGTATCGCCAAGGTTTTCTACTGACTCTAACTGCGCCATACGCGCATAGGCAGATCCTTCATATCCAACTTCGTTGTTGAACTTATCCATCTCGTGGTCATAACACATTACTGGGTACTGAATTAAACGCTGACGTGGGATAGCTGGTAGTGCTTTGATCTGGTAGCCAGTAAAGAGTGGCCCTAGCGCACTGTTATTGGTTGATCTGTACATAGTAAATCTAAAGCCTAAGTACTGTTGCGCACCTACTGGGTAGTTAACGTTGACTTCAGGAACTGTATCTCCCTGAGCAAAGGTACCAATGTTGTATGGAGTTCCGTTAGCGTCAATGGATTCAATATCAAAGGCACCATTAGTGGTATCAATGCGTGGTTGTAGTAACTTAAAGATCT